CCTTTACCTGTCTTTTGCTCGCCCCTCGCCACTGCCTACCTTTGCCGCATGGACAATGACATGCAGCAAATTCTCGACTGGCTGGCCGATGCGGAGAAACTATCCCTAGACGTGCGACAGATACTTGACAGGCTCGTCGAGCAGGCCAAGCAGGGTGACACCGAGGCCGTGAAGCAACTTCGCGACATACTACGGCAGGCCAACGAGGAACAGCTGCGCAAAGAACTTTTCGGCGTATGACACAACTCGAACGAATTGAACAACTACACCCCGATCTCGTCTCCGCTTTCCTGGCAACAGGAAAGGGCGACGCCATTCCCCAGGAGCTGCAAAGTTTCCTGTTGCAGCTGCAGTGGGCCATGGAAATTTACGAATACGAACGCGACGTGGCACGAGCCGCACGCAAGCTGCGCATGCGCGTGGCCGCCGAACAGCACGCCAAAATGGAAATGCGAACCGCGCAAGCGCGGGTGTACGAGGCCATCAACTTCTTTTGCACAGACAACAACGTGCCTGTGAAGATTTGGGAAACGATGTATGCCAACCAGTTCGAGCGGTTGGCAAAAATGTGCGCATTGGCCGGCGACTACAAAACTCAGGGCAAGTGTTACGAACGAGCACTGGAATGCCGCCGACGAGCATCGGAGGTGGCCGAAACCGACACCGCCCTGGGCGTGACCTTCATTCTCTCGCCCGAGATAACGGCCGAGGAGATGGGCTTTGCCAAACGCAGCCTTAAGGAGATTGCCGCCAAACACAACCGCGGATTCTATATCAATTTGATAGAGAGCTTACCGTTGGAAAAGGCGGAGAAGAAACGTCTCTTGCGTGATGCCGATATTGAGGATGCCGAAATAATACAGGATATTGACAATGATTGAACAACACGATAACCTCGCTGCGGAGTTCGAACTCTATTATATGAATGGCGTGCAGATGTTGGCCAGCATCATTGACCCCAACATGCTGTATGCCGAATGGGGTCGCGCCACGGGAAAGACCGAGGGTGTGATGGGGCCACGGCTGATACGCGTGGCCAACGACATGCCGGGCGAATTGTCGTTCCTCGTGCATAAGACATATGTGGCATTGATGACCAACGTGTGGCCGAACATACAAGCCTACTTCTCGCGCCCTGTAATCGTTAACGGCCGCCAGCGCGCCATGCTGGAATATGGCGTGGACTATGTCGTTGGCGAGACGCGCTTGCCCTCCCACTTCCGCTTGCCGCGCTATCCGGTTTCCTACGCCAAACACTCGGTTATCTTCCGCAATGGCGCGCATCTGCAACTGGTGAGTAGCGACCAGCCCGAGAGCGTGGCCGGACGAAACGCCGTGCATGCTTTTATTGAGGAGATGAAACACAATTCGGGCGAAAAACTTAAGTCGCGCCTCTTCCCGTCGTTGCGTGGTGGCTCGGCCGAGATACGTAAGTCGGCTTACTATGAAGGTGTTACTGGCGTAAGCGACACGGCGCGCGTTGACCTGGGCGAAGATGATTGGTTCGAAGATTACGAGCGGAATATGAACCATGAACTTATTGAGGAAATTGCTTCAGTTTCATTGGCCGTGAACAAATCACTCTATCGGCAGTTCGTCTTGAACCGAGAAATGCGCGAAACGAAAAACCCCATTTCAATGGAGAAGATAAGACTGGAACAGCAGCAGCTAGCCTCCTTCCTTGCGCGATGGAAACCGCGACTGGCCGACATGCGTCGCAACGCCGTATACTATATCCGCGCTTCGAGCTTTCGCAATAAGGACATCTTAGGGCCGAAGTTTTTCAAGACCCAGCTCGACACATTGGACATGGACGAGTTCCTCACCGCCATCTGCGGCGTGCGGCATAAGGAGGTGACAAACAAGTTCTTCGCTGCCTACGATAAAGCGAAGCATCAGTTCAAGGACAGCTATGTTTACGACGCCATCCTTGGGCACGACCTCAAAGACAAGTTCACCCTCACAGCCCGTTACCTTCGCCATTACGACCGCCGCGAGCCACTATACGTGGGCTACGACCCTGGGGCGTTCTCCTCAATGGTTGTGGGGCAGAAGAAAGACTACGGCCGACAGCTTGACATCATCAAGGAGTTTTGGGCGTACTACCCCGAGGAGCAAGATAGCCTGGCGCAACAGTTTTACCAGTTCTTTGGGGCTGATGCACAGGACAAGGTGGTGCACCTTTATCCCGACCGCGCGGGTAACAAGCGTCGCGAAGAACTGGAACAGATTACCACCGATAGCCGTGCACTGAAAGCCGCCCTAGAGGGCTATGGCTTTTCGGTGATATTGCACAACGAGGGCGCGGCCACCATCTACCATTGGCAGCAGTTCAAGCTGTGCCTGATGCTCTTCGGTGAGCAGCGCAACTTCTTGCCCCGCGTGCGCATCTGCGAGAACGAGTGCAAGAACCTGTGCAGCGCAATATTGATTAGCCCCCTAGTGAAGAAGGGCAACTCGATAGAACTGGACAAGAGTTCGGAGAAGAAAGAGCCGCTGAAACGGCAGGCCGGCCTGACAACGCAATTGCCTAGTGCCATGATATACTTGCTTTATGGCCTCTATGGCGACATTGCTAAAAGCGATTTAAGCACATTCCCAACCGATTTACCAGATAACACCGCCATTTGATGGCGAACCATGCGAAGCGTTAAGCCTAGGTTATACTTGCGAAAGGGTATAAATGGTGGCTTAACGCTTTTTCTGTATCGTAAAGGGGCTAATTAGGGGCTAATAAGTGTGCGCGGAGCAAACAATAATTTCGCCACGCGGGGCAATATCGAACAACTTTTACATGGCTACAAAACCTAACGTGTTGTGTTTCAATGAATATATAAGCGACCACCTGAAAAATGAAAATGACAAAAGGGGAAAAACACCACGCACCGCTGAGTTTGCCATTTTCGGTGCACCCCCAAAAAAAAATCGGAAATCTGAGGGGGAGGGGGGTAGGGCGGTCCTTTGCGCGCACGCGTTCATACGTTACTTTTGCGGTATGAACACAAGTTTCGAGATGCTTGGTACCGATGCACTGCAATGGGCAAGGGAGATTAGTAAGTTGCCCGAGGGGTACTTCACCCTGTGCTTCTTTCCATACAGCCGTAGCCGTGGCGAGGCGGGGGCGAGT